CGACTTGCCGAGCGTCAACGACTTGGACGTGAAGCCGCAGGGAGCGGAGTAGACGATAGGATTGGCCGTATTGCCGAGCAAAACCCGGAACTTGCCGAAGCGGGCAGTGATGGGAGGCGCCATGATGTTCTCCTATGGCAGTGGAAAGCGGCAAGCCGCGGGGAAATTGATCAGCGACCCGCAGCGACCTCTTTGGCCGCCTTGGTGGTTGCTCGTGTGACACGGCTCTTCACCCGGCGACGGAGCGCGCGGAAGCTGACATAGAAAAAGGGTGAGGCCGGGACTGCCGGGATCGCGGCGCCAGCGAATTTGCCTCCAGCCGTATGAGCGGCAGTGCCAAACTCAACCCACCTGGCGTAGAACGCCTCGCTGTTGCCGGCGTAGATCGTGATGGTGAGGTCGCCGCCGGTGCTTTCGACCTTGCCGATGGTCATGGCCCCCTTCGGCGCCCTGCCCCACGTCCAGCCGATACTATCGCGGAGCGTCCCGCTGTCGGCCGGCACGAGAGACTTCGCCATGGTGACGATCTCGTTGGCACCCTCTTCCATCGCCTCACGAATTCTCGCTTTGACCCTCACAGGCAGAGCGTCGAGCTTTTTCTGAAGCTTCTGCAGCCCGATGATTTTGACGGTCATTCCGCCTGGTCTTCTTTCTTATCCGCTTCGACCTCAACAGCCTTTCCAGCAGCAATTGCCGCGTCCGCGCACTCGCGGCGTACGGTCATGTCCATGCCGGCCCTGTAGCCGATGGTGACCTGGGTTTTTGGCTTATAGTCAAAGTCTTCAGTGAACCGGACGCGGGCCATATCCTATTCCTCCGTTGTTGCTGTCACCTGCACCACGCCATGCGTGGTCAGGCCATCGGGGTCATCGAAAACACGGATCAGCGTGACGCGCATCTGGACAAGAGCCCCGGCGGTCAGTTCGCCATCGGTATCGTGCAGAGCGGCCTTCACAGCATCGGCTAGCTCTTTGCATGGCCACTTGCGGCCCTGGTCACGGCTCCAGCAGTCGAGTTGGATCGTCTCTTCCCTGCCGTAGATGCAGTCCGCATCGTCCGGAACGAAGTCCATGGGGCCGAAGCTAATGTACGGGAAGGCGATCGTTTCATCCGGGCCGTCTACAATGCGGTCAGCCACAATGGACGTCACGAGAGTATCAGCCTGGAGCTTGGCAAGGATGAGATCCTGAAGGGAGACGGATAGGCTCATGTGGCAACCCCTCCCTCTACAGTGAACTCTAGGAACTGGTGATTGCCGGTCGGAACTGGCCCGCTGCGGATATTGTAGATCAGTCCAGTGCGGGCATCCCGCATCCGCCAGGAGGTGCCGAGCGCCCTTGTCTGGGAATTGTCGTGAACCGTGACGACGAGCGGCTGCCGTCCGGCCAGGCGCGCTGCCTGCACCGTCTCGCCGCCGCGCAGGAACATGAACGCCGCATCGGCCGTGACCGGGTTTCCCCAGCCACTCACCGCGCCGCCATGCCCGTCCGAAACCTTCATCGGCTGCTCAAACACGACGAGGTAGTCCAGCTTTCCGATATCCATCATGCGAACACGAAGCTCCGGTGCTGCGCGATCATGGCGCGGACGCCCATGGGTACGCTGTTGGCCGGGTCGGTCGTCAAATCAGCCCTTTGCAGGTAGAAGCTGGCGGTCAGCATCAGCGCCGCCTGGATGAGCTTCGGCGGAATATTGCCAGCACCCAAGCCCGCTTTGAAAACCACGGAAACCGTCGAAACCTCGGGCTTGTCTTCGACATACAGTTCTCCGTCTCTGATTTCCCACTCCGTCACATCGCCGGCAACCCCGAGCGGATCGCTATAGGTGATCTCCGAAATGACCGGGTTCGGATAGCCTGCAAAGTTCAGGGCAAAACTGTTGCCGGTTGCCATGAACGGAGTCTGGAGGAACACCGTCTGGCATGCCCCTTCCACCCAATCCACGGCGGCCGCGATGTAGTGCTGGATCACCGTGTCATCATCGGAATGACGGACGCGGCAGTGCTGTTTGGCGAGGGCAAGAGAGAGGACCTCCCCAATCGGTTCACCGGACTGAATGATCTTCATCTTGCCCTCGTCAAGATTAGGGAGCCGCAGCCGACAGGGCGCCGTAGACGACACCTTCCGGACGCAGCGTTTCGAGCTGGATGCGCTCTTCCAGAAGGATCGTGACCTTGTTTGCGATAAAGTTGTCGCGGTCTTCCGTGGAACGGCGGATCTCGATGCCCTTGCGCTGCCACAGGATCGTATTGCCGACGAATCCACCGACCAGGAAGTTGCCCTGGGCGAGCCCCTTGGTGCGAACGACCGGGAGTCCCCAGGCTGTGTTACCGGCAAAGGCAGGGTGCAGGTAACGGCCATCAGCGTCCTTGGCGAGATCGAGCGCCGCGGCGTCGAGGTGGTTCATGACGATGGCAGTCGCGACCAGATCAGCTTCAGACACCTGGGCAATGGCGACACGAATGTCATCCATGGCATTGTCAGGCGTCACGCCGGGAACTGTGCCGTTGTCGTAAGTCGTGGAGTTGGCAATGAGGCCGTCGACACGGTTTGCCGTGCCAGGACCGTTTAGAACCTCGCCCTCTTCCTTCAGCTGAAGACCGTAGAGGCCGCGCTGATTGATGTAGCCTTCCATGCCGTCGACGTCGTCGAGGGTTTCCTCGTTGACGCGGAAGTAATGCGCCATCTTCACCATCGGCGCTGACTTGGCAGCAAAGGTGAGTTCGGACTGAGGCTTTAGGGCACCAGGCGCGACGGTGGCCGCGTTTAGGGTGTAGCCCGTTTCCTGCAGATACTCGATCACGGCCGCCGAGGTGGCAAGCGTTGGGATCACGTCACGCAGGAACAGCGTCTGGGTGGTCGGGGCGATCAGTCCGCGGTTCTGACGACGGACGCCGGCCGGTAGGGTGATGTCACCGAAGGATGCCGACGTGATGTCCTTCATCTCGATGCGATCGCCGGAACGGATCTTGTCGCCAAAGTCCTTCTGCTCGGCAACGAGGCGACCGAACGACTTCGTTTCGTCCCGGCGCGCGCTCATCTTCTTCTGGAGATCGGTGAAGCTTTCACCCAGCTCGGCAAGTTCCTTCGACTTCTCCTCGATCCGGCCGTTGATATCGCTGATATCCTGGCCTGATGCCTTCTTCTCGTCGAGAGCCTTGATCTGCGAGGTAAGGTCGTCCTGCGCCTTCTTGATCTCGCGCATCATCGTAGCGGCACCGTCAAGCGCCTCTTTAATTTCCATGTCCATCTCGTTTCTCCGAATGATGGGGGTCAGACAGTGAAGCTGGTCTTAATCAGCTTCGCGATCTCCGAAGCGGACGCGTCTCGCTGTCCATCGCCCAGAGCTTGAGGGGCAAGAGCCGCTTGGGCTTTTGCCAACCATGCCGGGAAGCCCGCGTCACGCAGGGCACCTTCCACAGCACGTTTAAGGGGCGAGAAGTCACCGGACTTCGTCGCCAAGATCAGATCATCGACGCTTTTGACGGCATCGACGGTTGCGGAATCAAGCAGAGGCAGCGGCGTGATAGACACCTCGAACAGCGCAAGCTCCTTCAGTAGCCGCGCTGCGCCTTCCTTACCGGTCCTAATCGCTTTGTAGCCGATGGACATGCCGTTGATGGCGCCCATCTTCAGCAGGTCGTATGTCTCGCGGCCCTTGACTGTTGTCAGCGCCAGTTTGCCTTCGACCCGTAGCCCGACACCGTCTTCGTGGACCTTTGTCCAGACACCGATTGGCTGCTTCAGATCGTGGCTCCAGAGCATGAGCGGGCGCCGTTCGGTCAGGCTCTTCGCATAGGCTCCAGGAAGAACGATGTCCCCTCCATGATCCTTCTCGTTGAACCGGGAGGCATAGCCGGCGATGGTGCCGTCTTCCTTGACCGTCTCGTCTTCAAGACGGGCGAATTTCGTTTCCAGGTCCATTGCTCGCCTCGTTCTTAGGGAGTTCGTCGCCACCGTCGATCGGGTTTTGGCCCATGCGGGAGCGGATGTCGTTCTGGGTTTCCCAAGCGGTATTGTTGCCGAGGGCCTTTGACGCGTACTCGCCAATCGTCTTCAGGTCGCCGCGATAGTATTGGGTCTCGTCAAGGTTCACGTACTGGTCGGCGTCGAGCATCGAAAAGGCGATACCCTGCTCCCACCGGCGCGCCCACGGCTGCAGCGTGACGGTGACGTGGAAATCCATGGCGTCCGCTATGCGGGTGAGCGACTGTCCGGCTGCATCATGGGCGAGGAAAATCGGGTGAATGCCGTAGGCCCGGGCAACTTCCTCAATGATGAAGCGCCGTGTTTCCATCAACTGCATCTCAGCCTGCGTCGGCTGAATGTTCTTGTAGTTTGCGCCGCTGTCGAAGATCGGCGTACCCGGAAGCTTGTCCTTCAGCGCGGTTTCGACAGCCGCGGCCGCGTCTTCGCCAAGCGTCTGGTCGGTCGTGATGTAGCCACGGACGCCCTTCTGCTTGCCGTCATCGACTTGCCGATCTTCGAGCGTGAGGGCTAGGCCGAGAACCTTTTTGATCTCGTTGGTGATGTCCAGGCCTTCCATATCGTCCCAGCGCGGGTTCGATATCTCGATGAAATCCTCACGCGTCAGGCCTTCCACTGACCCGATGCCGGGAATAGTGCCGGTGTAGGTTACGCGGGCAGTCTCCGGATCGCGAACAGGCCGAACCTGACCGTCGATAATTGGGATCAGACGCTTGATGCGCTTCTTGTAACCGCGATCGATGTAGGCCCTGCCAACCCCGTCAAAGACCGCATGCAACGTCAGGCATTCCACGAACTCGATCGGCGTCATGTAATCATTCGGCCGAACCATAAGACGCTCTGCCAGGTCGCCATCCATAACCGGCGTCCGGACCATGCGGCCCTGCTCGTCATAGACCTTCTTGCCGGTGATGATCGGCATGGCTGCCACACCCTCGGCAATGCGCAGGCCGGCAGCAAGAGCGGCGGTTACCTTCAGGTGCTTCTCGCTCGCAACGATCTCGCGCTCGATGATATATTCCTGGTAGAACCGGTTTCCGTTGAGGTCGCGGTCCTTCTTTTGCAGGTTTGAGAACGGCCACCTCATGCAACCCGGACTCCGCGCGCCATGTAGCTACCCTTTGCCTTCTTGTCGGACCTCGATGCGCCGACCGCCATTGCCATCGACACCATTCCGTCGATCCGGCCGCGGCTCTTGTTCTTGTCGAACATCTGGTTTCCTATCCCGTCGGCGATCAGGACCACGTTCGAAGCACAAACGTCGGTCAGCTTATTTTCCTCAATCAGGATCTCGGACTTGAGGATCTTGTCCGTCATCCGGCTGATCGAGTGCGGCATGCAGAGCTGCCGATCCTCGAAGGCGATCTTCGTGCCCTGCGCATGGGTAACAATCTTCAGCCCCGATCCTGCCGGCTCTTTCGGGCCCATATATCTCCACACCGGGAGGCCAATATCGGCGGCAGCCTTGATGAACTCCGAAATGTAAGCTGGATCCACTGTGAGGCTGTCGATCTTGAACTCGGCTCGCAGCGCAGCGATCTGCTGGGCCACGAAAGTGTAGTCGATCGTCTCGGACTCGCAGATCGTCACGTACTTATCGGCAGCGAAGGCCGTATAGGGAATGCCGTCCTGCGCCTCTCGTCTCGCCAGCCCACCGCGCGTCGTCCAGTACCAGGTGCGCAAAGTCAGCGTGTCGTCCGGGCTTCGCCAGCAGGCAGAAAGCGCGGTCAAATCGTTCTTTCTCGAGAGATCCAGCGCCAGGAAGCAGGGGAAGTCCTTCACTTCTTCGCTCAAAACCGGACCTAAACACGCCCTCCAGGCCTGCTCGTCGGGAAGCCAGAACCCCGAAGACCCGACCGGCTTCCCGAAATAAAGCCGTTCAGTCGCCAGCCTTTCTGAAGCAATGTGCTTTGCGGTTTCGACGCGGCGACGGACATTGTCGATCGGATAAGTGATCCCCAGCGCCGGGAGCGCCTTTACCCAGCATGTTTCATCGTTGAACGGATCATCGTCCTCGTCGATGCGTGCGATGTATGAGAATGCGCTATCGTCGGGAATGACGCCCTCCGCAACGCGCTGGTAAAACATTGACCGGTCAGTCGCGAACGCCTGATCAGCCGCCGGAGTGTTTGTGCCTAGCATTAGGAGCGGATCGCCCGACATCTTGTCGATGGCAGCCTTCCACAGATCGATCGCCTTACCCGTCTTCATCTCGTGGATTTCGTCACCGAAGACCGCAATCGGCTTCGGGCCTGATATCGTATCGCCGGTGGCGACTGGCAGAAACTTAGCCTCCATTTCCGGAACTTCGATCTTCCAGGCGTTGTCACCGACACCGCGAATGATGACCGTGCCGCGGCTCTCCAGCGTCTCCCCATCCTTGCCCGGGATATCCGCGCGGCAGAGGGCCACGGCGTCGGAGAACAGAACCTTCGCCTGATCCTTGTCCGTCGCGATGGCATAAGCCTCGGCGCGCTTCACACCACAGAAACCGATCATGTAGACGCCGATCGCGCCCATCAGCGGCGACTTAGCCTGCCCCTTACCCGTCTCGATCCAGGCATGCCTGAAGCGGCGACTGCCGTCTGCGTTCCGCCAGCCAAAGAGCGACCCGACAACGAAGGTCATCCAGTCGAGCAGGTGAAACGGCTGTCCAACTTTCTCACCGGCCGTTACGGTAAACATGGCGGGGAAGAACCGGAGCGCCCTGCCCGCTTGGTCAACATCAAAGCTAAGACCGCGCTTGTGCCCTAGTTTCAGATCATCGAGATGACGCTTGCACGCGGCACGAACGAACCGGCCTGCAATGATCTCACCGGAGACGACCTTATTGGCGTACCCCGTTGTTGGGTCGGAGGAACTCGTCGGCGGCTGTTTTGCCGGCGCCGGGCTTTTTCTCGCTCGCTTTGCCTGCTGCTTCACCGAACATAGCCTTTTCCAGTTTCAGCATCCGCTCGTTCAGCTTCTCGCACGCGCTCCAGCGGTAGTTGAAATACTCGCCACCCTCCTCGCCCTGGAGGACTGGCCCCTGATCGAACGCGGTCGGGTAAAGGTTTTCGTACTCGACTTTGGCCCGAATATATCGGTCGGCACGGGCCAGGTTGGCAGCGGTCACGGCACCGGCCTCTTTCAGCGCGTCAACCGTTTCCTTCCAGAGGACCTTGGCGAGCTCTGCAGCCCCCTCGTCATTGGCGAAGACACGGCGGTAAGCAGGTTGAACTACCTTGACCACCCTACCCCCTTCTCCAAATTGGTTTCAGTGCAAATGCAGGGGGGACGCGGGTTCGGCCGGCAGAGGGGGTCTTTAAGATTTGAGGGGGTGGTCCTCGCCCAAATCGACGTTGACCGGGCCCCGTTCCACCTGTCTCGCCATAGCCGTGATGATGACATCGGTCCCTATGACGTCTGCCCTTCCTAGGAGCTTGCCATCCACCCACGCAGACAGACCTAGAAGACCAGCACGTAATTCGACGGGCTGAAGATCAGGCTTAGCCATCAGAAGAACCCACCCCAGACCAGCACAAGAACGAGCAGCACGTCCGACACGCGGCCCGACCAGTACCTGCTCCACAACGTGCTATCCTGCTTCCGTACGGTTACCGCCCCGCTGGCTGTAGCAGCTCCCATGAACGAGCGAATGATCATCAGGATGGCAATTAGCCATTGCGCTCCGCCCCAGTCGCCCATCACTCAGCCTCTGCCTTGGGTGCCCGCTTACCCCGGGACTTGTCTGTCCCGGTCGTTGAGACCTTGGCTTCCGCCTTCTGCTCGGCCGTCGCCCTACTGGTCTGCATGCTCCTGCTTCTGGCAATCGATGCACCACGAGTGACGGCATTGGACAGCTCGTGGTCGACGACCATTTCCGTCGTCTCCATCCCGTTCAGTCTTGCCTCGATAGCATTGGCATAGACGATGGCCTTGGGCTGAGGAGCCATGGTGCGCCAGTAGGCCAGGGCCAACTCCAGTTCCTCGTTCAAACTTGCCTCCGGTTCCATGGGTGGTTCGGGTCTACTGGCCTGCCGTCTTCATCGTGGCCACTGACGTACCCGCGGTGTGTGGTGCGTTGGGCTCCGGTATCGTGGCATTGCTTGCAGACCGACATGAGGTTCTCCGGATCGAGGAAGAGCGCCATGTCGCCCTTGTGATCCCGTCGGTGGTGGACGACCGGACTGTCTGGTGCAGGTGCCTTGCCTATGAGGAGCCGACCACAGCCCGGCCACTGGCACGTCCAGCTATCCCGGCCTAGGATCCGTTTCCGGAGAGGCCGCCATGCAGGCAGAGCGTATAGTGCGCGGTGCTCCGGGCGATGACGCTTAGCCACGCTTGCCTTTAGCCAGCGCCTGGGCGAACTTCTCATGCCGTGCGTTCTTCAGGACTGGCATAGGTTAAACCTTAGGAGGATGGGATGTACGAAGTTGGCGCTAAATACGAACTCAGGATGATCGAAGGTGGTGACGAGATGCTCTTCTGGGGCGTCGTCGAAGCTTATGAGCACCCCTTGATCAAGCTGGCCGATACACCGGCGATTCGCACCGAGACAATCGATAATAAAGACGACCACTCGATTGCTTTCGTGGAAGATCCAGACGGTGAGCCGATCAGGGGCGCCATCATCAATGTGACGTCGCCGAACTTCATCAGCGCACTGAAGCAGTCAGCGTAATGACACTCTCGCCCGTATCTCCATCTCTGCCTATGAGGGTATAGATTGAGACACTGGAACAGAGAGGAGAGGTGGCTCGGTTTGTCTGAACAGTTTCGGGCGTTTGGCTAAGTGGATTTCCGCCTCGATTATGCCGCCACCATCATTGGTTCCAGCGCGTTAAAGTAGGCCTGATCCGGCGTCTGCCGGTCAA